TATTTCTAGAGATTTAGGGACACAAATTGTGGGGAGCACGGTTCTTTCCGAGATCGCCATCCCTGGACCTGCTATTGATCCTGGTGGTGGTGGCGGATTTTCCGTCGGTGGTGGTGATGGAGGAACCCCGCCGCCACCACCACCACCGCCACCACCACCACCGCCACCACCAGGATTGCAAAATTTCTTTATAAACCTTGGTGAAGGTAGAATTGGAGACTATGCAGCTAGAAATCTAAAAGCATTAGCTAGAACTGCTGGACTGCCACAAAATGTAATTGATAAAATTGAACCAGGTATGGATCGGGCCCAATTTAATAGAATTGCTGCACGAACAGAACCTGCTGCAGCTGCACTGGGAATAAATGTAGTTACAACTCCTCAACGAGAGAATAGTGCAGCGGCAAGGATTCAAAGTGCTGCGATAAGTGCGTCGATTGGCGGCGCTCCTCGTGCAGGCGGCGGCGGAGGCGGCGGTGGCGGCAGTGGTGGTCGTGGCGGCGGCAGTGGTGGAAGGGGCTGTGGGAGAAAGGATCCGTTAGCACAATCATTTTTTGTTGAGGATGCTAGTGGCGTATTTGTTACAAAATGTGATATTTTCTTTGAAACAAAAGATGATATGGATATCCCTTTAGATTTCCAAATGAGAACAATGGAAAACGGATACCCAACACAAAAGATTTTACCGTTCTCAGAAATTGTTCTTGATCCTGATCAAATACAGGTATCTACTGATGGATCAATTGCAACTACAATTACGTTTGATGCTCCAGTTTATTTGGAAGGTGGAAAAGAGTATGCCATGTGTATGTTATCTAACTCTACAAAATATCGTGTTTTTATATCCAGAGTCACTGAAAATGATTTAATAACTCAAACGTTTGTTTCTACTCAACCATTCTTAGGATCACTATTTAAATCACAAAATGCCTCCACTTGGGAACCAAGTCAATGGGAGGATCTTAAATTTACTTTGTATAGAGCGGACTTTCTAACGTCAGGATCTGTTGAATTTTATAGTCCAGAACTAACAGAGGGTAATGGACAAGTAGCGACGTTACAACCAGATTCTTTGATCTTGACTTCTAGAAAAGTTAGAGTTGGACTTGGAACAACTATATCTGATTCTGGTTATGTCTTAGGAAATACATTCTCTCAACTTGGAACAAACGCAACAGGTGATTTAGTTGGAGTTGCTGGATCTGCCACTGGAACTTTAACAGTCTCTAATGCAGGCATTGGTTATACTCCTTCTAGTGGAGGACAAACCTTCAGTGGAGTTAATTTAGTCACATTCACTGGAAGTGGCAGGGGTGCTACTGCAGATATTACTATTTCTAATGGGGTTGCTGTGGCAGCGACTATTAGCGGTGGTGGATCTGGATATCAACTCGGTGATGTTCTTGGGATCACAACTATTGGTGCTGCATCTGTTGGAAGAAATGCTAGATTCACCATAGCTGGAATCGGTCTAACAAGCGAACTTATCTTAGATAATGTTCAGGGTAATTTTGTTACCGGTGCTGGATTTACAATGAGATATACAAACAGTTCTGGAATAACAACGATATTAAACTCTAATCAAGGAGGAAATGTGACTCCTACCGCAATTGTTGTGATAAATGATGGATTGCATATCAAAATTAACCATCAAAATCACGGAATGTATTTTAGTGATAATAGAGTTAAAATTCAAGGGGCACTTTCCGATGTTAAACCTACAAAACTAACAGCAGCATATGATGCTTCCTCAACAGGTTCAATTGCGGTAACTGATTCTACTGCATTTTCCACTTTCGAAAATGTTGGTGTTGGAACGACAAATATTGGATATCTATTGATTGGAAATGAAATTATTGAATATACATCGGTTAGTGGAAATAATATTGCGGGAAATATTGCAAGAGGTTTGAATCCACTTTCTTACCCCGTAGGAACACCTGTTTATAAGTATGAACTTGGTGGAGTAAACTTACAACGTATTAATAAAACACATAATCTAAATGATGTAACCATAAGCAATCCCATTACATTTGACTCATATCATATTAAACTAGATATGACTGCCCTTGATGTCGATAATGATGATAGAAGTAATGATGTTGGATATCCAGAACTATATCTCAATGGAACAAAATCTGCAGGCGGATATAACATAAAAGCAACTCAAAACATGCCTTTCGAAATTATTACTCCAGTGGTTCATAATGTTACTGTTCGTGGCACAAATTTAACAGGAGAAGTGAGAACAATTACAAGTAAAAGTATAAGTGGAAATGAAATTCCATATGTTGACAATGGATTTGAGGTCATTGCTCTCAATGAACCCAATTACCTTGATAGCCCAAGAATGATTGCATCAAAAGTTAATGAGGATGCAAGACTTACTAATATTACCCCTGGAGCGAAATCTCTTAATATGCAATTACTAATGACTACAACGGATAGTAGAGTTTCTCCTGTTATTGATGCGGAAAGAGTGAGTGTTATTCTCACATCAAATAGAGTAAATCAAGTCATCACAAACTATGCAACAGATGGTAGAGTAAATAAAATTGATACGGATCCAACTGCATGTCAGTATGTTTCAAAAGAAATCACGTTGGAAAATTCTGCCTCCTCCATCAAAATTTTAGTGGCCGCGCATATTAATTTGACTTCTGATCTAAGAGCATTCTATGCAATTGGAAATGCTCCAGGATTTAATCCAATTTTTATTCCATTCCCTGGATATTCTAATTTAAACACTAGAGGTCAAGTAATTGCACAAGAAAATAATAATGGTGAATCTGATGTGTTTGTTCCAAAGACAAATACGTATGGGTTCTCTAGCGATGAAATTCAGTTTAAGGAATATGTATTTACAGCAGATCAACTTCCAGCATTTAGGTCTTATAGAATTAAATTATTGCTGACTTCAACAAGTCAAGTTTATGTTCCAAGAATAAAAGATTTAAGAGTTATTTCTCTTGCTTAATATGGAAAATCATAATGTCGAGGGTCATGCCGATTTGGCAAGAGACCCTCATACAAACTCAATCATTAATGTCAATAGATTAGATTATGAGCAATATGTTTCTAGGAGGGCAACAAAAGAGGAAAAGAATCGACATATACAAACTATCGAGGATGAAGTCGCTAATATGAAAGATGATATTAATGAAATTAAATTTTTACTCAAGGAGTTACTCAATGGATCCAGATAAAATAGAGTTAAAAAATTTAAATAAAAGTTTTGAGTATTTTAAATATGCTTTGGAAATAGACAATATTGATGATGTTGAGATTTTAAAAAATGTTGCAAAATCATACTATAAACTATATCTTAAGCAACAAGAAGTTTTATTCAACCTGACCCCAGATTATGATTAGTTTAATCGCTATATCATAAATATTTTTAAGAGTAAAGGTATAAATGGCACAACCAGCAAGTAGAACGGAATTAATCAGTTATTGTAAAAGGCAACTGGGAGCCCCTGTGCTGGAAATAAATGTTGCCGATGAGCAGGTGGAAGATCTTGTTGATGATGCCCTTCAATATTTTTATGAGAGGCATTTTGATGGTGTAGGACAAGTTTTTTTAAAGTATCAAATAACTCAAGCAGACATTGATAGGGGAAGAGCTCCTGGAAACAATTCAACTGTTGGTATTGCGACAACAACAGCGACGGCGACTATTGCAGGAACTGCCACGACATTTTCGTATAAAGAAAATAGTAACTTCCTACAGGTCCCTCCTTCAGTTATTGGAGTCACTAAAATTTATCATTTTGATGGAACAAATACCACAACAAATAATATGTTTAGTATTAAATATCAATTATTTTTAAATGATATTTACTATTTTGGATCAACTGAAATTTTAACATATGCGATGACAAAAAGTTATTTGGAAGACATTGATTTTCTTTTAACTACTCAAAAACAAATTAGATTTAATCAAAGACAAAACAGACTGTATTTAGATATTGATTGGGGTAGCGTAAAAGTTGATGATTATATAATTATTGATTGTTACCGTACATTAGACCCAAACGATTATAGTAGAGTTTGGAATGATACTTTCTTAAAAAGATATTTAACTGCTTTGATCAAGCGGCAATGGGGTCAAAATTTAATTAAGTTTCAGGGAGTAAAATTACCTGGTGGAATTGAGTTAAATGGAAGACAGATTTATGATGATGCACAAAGAGAACTTGAGGCAATTGCAGAAAAAATGTCGTCTACTTATGAACTTCCTCCGCTTGATTTTATAGGATAATCAAATGTTAAATCCTTTTTTTCAACAGGGTTCACTCACAGAACAGGGTTTAATACAAGATTTAATTAATGAACAGCTTAGAATGTATGGGGTAGAAGTTCATTACCTACCAAGAAAATATCTTACGGAAAAAACAATTATAAAAGAGGTTATACAGTCATCCTTTGTGGACGCATATCCTATAGAGGCATATATCGAAAACTTTGATGGGTACGCTGACAATACAACAATTTTATCTAAATTTGGAATTCAACAGACACAAGAACTAACACTGACTATCTCTAGAGAGAGGTTTAAAACTTATATTTCTCCTTTAATTAAAGATAAATCAAATATTAAATTGTCCACCAGACCAAAAGAAGGTGATTTAATTTATTTCCCTTTAGGGGATAGATTGTTTGAAATTAAATTTGTTGAACA